GATAGGATTAGTTCAGACAATGGAGTCCACATTATCAGATCATATAATCTGAATAATACTTCCATTGATTAGTTCTACTTTCATTTCTGTATCATTCTTCCTTTTGATTATCTCTTTAGGAATATGATTTATTGTCTTCCATCCATCTTTATCTATTCAGTCCCAAGCTGCTTTTTTTCATTGAGAATAAGTAGGAAACACATAGTAGTAGATTCAGATTTCTTCCATTGCTTTTTTCACAATGATATTGAAGCAAGCCTTATCTTTTCATGCTCTACGATGTCGTACCATTATTATTCTCTTTACTCAGTTATCTATAGCTTCAAATATAGGTAGCTGATAATCTCTAGGAATAAAATGATAAGGGATAGTTAGTTCTGTCATTTCTTGTAAGATACAATGTTAATGTTTAAATCTCATTCTTGCTCTATTTTATCAGTATACATTTTATGATACTTTCAGAGCTTCTCTAAAGCTGAGTTTACATTAGATAAGTCTAATACCTTTTTTGGCTTTCATTCTTCTAGCTCTACTTCTTGCTCTCACATTCAGATATTGATTACCTGTTGTAATTTCTCTAATACATAATCTACTCATACTCAGACTTTTTCTACTTTCTTTTCAGCTTTACTTCATAGATACTGCTGAATGTTGGCATTTGTTAGTAATTTACATCCATTAGTTCTACAAGTTTTATCAGTTCATCAGTAGACTTTCTTGTAAGCTCTTGAAGCATTGAAGTCTTTTAGGTACTCTAGACAGAACATCTTTTGTTTTTCGTTTAGTTCTTTCTTCATGATGATGTAGTCTCTATATAAACGATGTGCATTATAATCAGTTTTTAAAAATTGGAGAAAAAAAGTCTGATTAGTTTGGAGTAAACAAGAAAAGGGAGTATAAACTCCCAATTCCAATAGACTAAACAATGAAGAAGAACTACTACTACATTAATCGTAGCAGATGCATTATACTCAGTTTTTTGAAATTGGAGAATTTTTATATCATTCATGTATTTCTTATTTTCCGTTTTATCCTTTCTATCATTCTATCTACTGTACGATGATCTACTCAAAGAAGATAAGAAATCTGTCTGGCTGATAGCTGTTGTCCATGATATTCATATTCCCAGAATAAATATCGTAAGAGATCGTAGACTTGTTTTTCTTCTCATTCTTTGAAATATCTCTCCATAGTAACTACTCATTGAATCTGATAGCTTACAACTGTGCCAAAAAATGCTTGTCTTTCAGATAGCTTTCAGGTTTTAAATAATTTTCTTGTGTTTTGTTTAATCAGCATCTACTCAAATTTGTAAAGTCAATTACCATTTTCATCTTCTCATACGAAGATAGGCTCTTTAGTCTCTTCTTCTTTTTGTAGTTTCTTCTCTAGTCTAGTCATTATCCAGAAGAAGATTAAATTTCAGATAATGTTTCATAAAACAATTAGTAAGAATAATCGCATGGTGTTTATTTATCAAAAAAAAATAAAAATCTGATTATACTTTGAGCTTTCTATACTCAGCTTGGATTTCTTTGTTCCTTTTGTTTGTGCATTTGATACATAGTGTTCTTCACATTTTCATCTCTATCTCTTTTCAGCAATTCTTACATTGGATTTTCATTTTTGGTAGTATTTAAAATAAAAACTAAAAGGCTGATTTGTTTCTCATTTTATCTCACTATCCACATACTTTATACAGTATCTGCATCGGAGTTTCTTTTCACTGATTTCTTCTCAGCATTTTCTACATCTGTTTACTTCTTCTTTATCCATCAGATTATTTTCTGAATTAAAGTCTTTTTTGGCTTAGGCATCTTTACGGTGTTCATTTTCTCTACTTTCTTTAGGTGGTAAAAATCTGCTGCCATAACATTCTCTTCTTTGAGAGTCTGTCTTCTTCTTATTGCATCTTGAATTGGGGTTTTATTTGCATCTCTTACATTGTATTCTACTCTGGGCTTATAGATGGCATCATGTAGATTCATCTTCTTCAGTCTCATAGTAAATGCTGCATAGCTTACAGGTGTATTACCTTGTGCTTTTTGCTTTTGGCAATGAATTTGATAGTAATACTTGATGTCTCATCTTTTGAAGTTAGGCATGGGTATTTTGTTTAGAGACTAAATACCTTACTTGGCTTGCTAGGATTTTGTTAGACTTCTTCAAGTCAGCAATATAAGCTGTTTGTGTCTTTAGCTGTGCTGTAAATTGTTCAATAGTTTCTTTAGCTTGTTTTAATTCTGTTTCTGTTCTGTTGAGCTTAGCTATTACTAATCTTTCAGAATCACTGATAGTTCTTGGCATGGTTTTTGTTTTTAGAAAATAAAAAAGTCTGACTATTCTTTAGTCAGTATTTCCTCTTGTTCATCTAAGTATTTTATAACTTTATCATAATCTCCATCTCGTATTCCCTTTGATTTTCTTTTAAGGTTGTCATATCGTTCTTCTCCCTTTAATTCCTTTATCCATTCAGCAAATTCTAGTGGAGTTTTATGGGCAGAAAATTTACTAGATAATGTATGATGTCATGAACATAAACATATACCATTATCCAGATCAAATCTAGTAGCATAATTAGTTCTAGTAAATAAATGATGGGAGTTAAGATTTTCTTTTTTATTACAATAAGCACATTTATTTCCTCGTGCTAGTTTTACAAGATAACTCCATTTTTTATCGCATTTATTTGCTAGAGTTGATTTCCTTTTTTTAGTTTTAGATTTTGGCATAACGCAAAATGCCTTACTGTTATAAAGTAAGGCTCTTATCCCTATTAGTTGGGATAATTATAATCCTAGATTTTTACTTTGCAAGACTTTTTTAGTAAAAAATATGATAGATAACTAACGGTTAGCAACTTTACACAATATCATATTGATTTCAATGTTGACTTTTATTATATTGTATTCAGACTAATAGTAAATATATGGTAGAGCTACAAGTAGTTTTACTTTTTTAATAAATGAAAAATGTATATGATAGTATGAGAGTTCTCTAAATGGTTAAGAGACACTAAATGATATTCGAAATCTACTGTAGAAAATTACTGTAGAAGTCTGAGATTCTTGGATGATTTTATTAGAAGTCGCTCATTTTGAGAGAGGGGAGTATGATATCCTCACACTATAGAGCTTGATGACATAGAGGATTTTGATGTATGGTGCAAGAAATGAGGCAAAAATATTAGAACTGTAAATAACTATTTAGCTTGAATAAAAATGTTTCTATGATTCTGTAGACATAAGGGGTTAAAGGTTTTAGACTGAGAGAGAATAATTTTTGCTAGAGAGCCTGAGCATAAGATAGAAGCTCTTTCATGAGATGCAACTAAACTTTTTTTGAATCAGCTAAAAAACAATCCAAAGAAATCTGAGATATTAAGGATGAGAGATTATGCAATGGGATTAGTATTTGTTTATTGATGATTAAGAGTACAAGAGCTATGTGATCTAAAGATAGAAGATTTAGGAGAAAATATCCAAATAGTAGGGAAATGATGAACTAGAAGACTTATATGTTTAAGACCTGAACATTTGAAAGTTATAGAGCTTTATTTATTTCTAAGAAAAAAAGCAGGAATAGGAGGAGAGTATGTATTTGTATCTCATTCTAATAACAGTTTAGGATGACATCTAAGCAGAGCAGGAGTAGAAGAAGTAATTAGAGAAGCAGGAGAAAAAGTCTGAATAAAAATACGACCTCATAAATTGAGACATACTTGTGCGACTCAAATGTTAGAGCATTGAGGAGATGTGGCTTTTATAAGCCAAATTCTTTGACATAAGAATATCAGAACTACACAATGTTATTTGGATTTCTCTAATGATAAACTAAGAAAAACACAAAATTTAATTCCTGATATGTAATAGATCAGAAAATTCTGAGACTTTTTTACATTTGAATATTGGCTACTCTATGCTAAAATTTTTGATTTTAATAAAAAAATCATAAAAAAAACTTGCATAAAAAATTTTTTTGATTATACTTATTACAACGATGTAAAGTTATAGGCTCTATCCAGAGCCAAAAAATGTTTAGAATTAGTTTGCACAATGTACCTTGATGCAAGTTCAGAACTGGCATCTCATCAAAACTGCACACTATCAAAACACTTATAACGGCTTACATCGTGAGATGTAAGCTTTTTTCAACCAAACACAATATAAGGCTCTACCTATTAGTCTACAACTAGAGAAAGCTGGCATCAAAAAGGGGTTAGTCAGCAAATAGAAGAACTTATTTATATTTGCTGTAGGAATACTAACCCTCCTGCAGCATATATAAGTGAGTTCTTTTTTGTTTGAGCCTTTCATGGCAACAGGAGATACTACTTATATTACAGGGAACTCTTTTATTTTCTATCCACCATTGCCATGAATAAACGAATTATTACCAGCAAGGGAGATGGTATAAACTACTTAGGATGTGATCCTAATGGAGAATACCACAACATGAGAGAGTTTGAGGGGGGATTCTTTGAAATTGTGTACGAGATTTGAAAGGGACTCGTACCAAAATGAGAAATCCTTACCAAAGACCAATTTATTTTAAAGAAATAGTCAGATGGAATGATTTATAAAAATTCCAAATGCTATTCTTCAGGATAAGGAACTACTACCAACAGAAAAATTACTCTACTGAATTATTGATAGTCTATGTAATAATAAAAAAAAACTTTGTACAGCATCTAATCAATATTTAAGTGAGACACTCCAAATATCTATTCGCTCAATTCAGAGATGAATTAAGGTGTTATCTGACAAAACCTACATTAAAGTATGGTGCGACACAGATGTCACGGGGGTATGACATACATGTCGCTATATTGCGACACAGATGTCACCCAATAATATAAGTAATAAAGATATATCTAAAGATATATCTAACTGCTACTCTGAATTATACACTACCTACTACTGAAAAGATAAGTGAATAGATGAAGCTAAATGTAATAAGCTAATAAATGCTAAACTAGAAAAATGAATTACACTAGATGATATAAAAATCTGAATGATGTTATACAATACTGAATGCAGGATTAAACAAGAATATAGATATGTCAAACTATTTGAGAATTGGATTAAGTGATTCCAACCTCTTACAGAAGAACAGATAGAAGAAACACTTACTAGACTGATAAGACAGCATAAAGAGAAAATAAAATCTGATCCTAAATATACGAAATGAATCTTAGCTAAGACAGTATGGAATGACTTATGCAGCACATTCTGAAAAGATAGAGTTAATGGAATTTTTAAGAGAGAATCATCATCAGAGACTATCCTAAACTTTACTTAACTACTAAAACAAAAATGTATGAGTTCAAAAAGAGAGTAGCCATAGATTATCCAAGTGATGCATTTGATGAATTTGAGTGTATTATGACATGAGAGCTTGTAACTATCATTGCAGAATCAAACAGCTGAAAGACAACATTTGCTTTAGATATGATAGAACAGAATGCAAAGAAAGGAATTAAAGGCTTTTACTTCAACTTAGAGTTCCCAATAGAAACTATGTGGCAATGAAGATGGTTATGGTTTCATGGGAAGACAAAAAGAGATTTAACTACTGAATGAAGCCTTACAGAAGAAGAAATAAAAGATATGGAAAATTATGTAAGGACAAATTTAGAAAAGTTTAAGTTCTGCAATAAACCTAACTGAATAAGTCTTCAGAATTTAGAGCAGATTATAGAAGTATGAGCATTAGATGGTTATCAGTTATTTGTTATAGATACATTCAGTAGGATACATTGAAACTTAGAAAAAGATTCTAGGAATATGCAGAATAAATGCATGGAGGAATTACAAGAACTAGCACAAAGGTTAAATGTAGCAATAATTATGCTACACCACACAAACAGACAATGAACTTGGGAATGAAGTCAGAAGATTATGGATCTATCAAATGTATTCATAATCATATCTAAAGAAGAAGATGGAGAATGAGAAGAATATAGGAAATACAAGCTGATGAAAGATAAGTATGTAGTGAATAAAGAAATTGATGTTTATTATTACTGATGAAAATATGTTAAAGACTGATTATGAATTGGAGAATGAAAAAAACCTTTTTAATCCATTTGAAGACATAGAGACTCTATCACACAAAGACAACCTATGTATCATAAGGACTTGGAAATTGCTTGATACTATGAAATTTATGCAAAATGCTTGATGGAGATTATGGGAATTACAAGCTGATGATGAATATGTTTCATGAGTACCAATAGAAAGGAATATTTTAACTTACTATAAGCCAAAATGCAAGAATACTTAGAGACTTATGACTTTCTAGCTAGTTCTAGAGAGAATGCAGAAAAGAAAATGGATGCAGTAATCAGGAAACACTACCGAAAATACTGAAAGCTGCTTAAAATTCAGAATCTCCGACTGATAAATCAGAATTTATGGAGATGCAATCTTAGTTATTAACTATAAGATTTATCTTACTAATAGACTAAACAATGGAAAATCAAAAATCATTATCAGAATATACTCCTGAAGAATTAAAGGAGTACTACTTAGAACAACAAGCCGAATATGAATACGAAGAAATGAAAATAGCAGAAGCCGAAGAAATGGAAGAAGAATATGAGCCTGAATATTGAACTGATTATGAGCCTTATTTAGATGATGAAGATTAGAAAAATGGAAAGCCACGAACATAAAAGACAGCTTGAAGAAATCCAAGCTAGGAGAATAGCTTACTTAGAGAGTAAAGCTAAAGACAATAAACTTATTCAATTACATTTAGATCGTATTAAAAAGAGACAATGACAGAACTAAAAGACAAAGCAATAGACATAAAATGAAAGAAATATGTCTTAGTATCAGATAGAGTATTGTACTTTAATCAGAATTATCCTAATGGATGCATTCAAACTACAAGAGAAACTATCTGAGATAAAGAAATTATCAAAGCAGTTGTATGCCCTGACTGTGATAAACCTAATAGAGTATTTACATGATATTCACAAGCTACTTGGGGAGATGGATTTATCAATAAAACATCTGCTCTAGAAAATGCTGAAACATCAGCAGTAGGTAGAGCTTTAGCTTTCATGTGAATCTGAGTTATTGACTCTATTGCTTCAGTAGATGAGATAAACAAAGCAGAGAATACAGCTAAATCTCAGACTAAGAAACCTACTTATCAAAGCCGATTCCAAAAAGCAATGAGTAATACTGAATTTATGAAACAATGCTTAGATCAAAATGATTTCATAAACAAGATAAAGGATAAATATGAGCTTGATGAGTTCCAAGAATCACAGCTTAGGACAGCTTATCAGAATGCTACAGCTGAAGAAAATTTAGACTTACCATTTGGAAATGAATAAAATCTTAGAAAAAGCAGACCATCTAATGAGAGCAGGAACAGTAGAAGACATTATGGAATTTATCCCTGACTTACTACTGTTCTATACTCAGATAGATGACCAAAATGCAGAAAATGAGATAAACCTAGACTGAATAGAGAGTGCTGAGTACATCAGACTTAAAAAATGAAAAAAAGACTGACTGAACTCCTACTCTGATCTAGATATAAACAAACTCTCTAAAGAGAAAGCTAGGAAGACTTATGATAGACTACCAGCAGATAAAAAGGTAGCCGAACATTGTAAGCTATACCTAGAACATCTAAAGCAAAGGAAGATAGACTTACAGAGCTTAGATAAAAAGACTAGAGAGGTAATGTAGGTATTATATGCAAGGTCTCGCATTCAACGAGTGATGGTCTTAAACATAGTCGCTAAACTGCGACAATACCAATCGCAAGCAGTCAACCAAAGACTTAAAAATACCGAACTTGTTGGCAATTACACACAAATTAGAAAAATATTCTCTTTAAAGTCCTGCAAGTTCAAATTATTTACTCTTTAATAAAACTAAATGACTAAAAAAACATTAAAAATCGTAGTTAGTATCGTTGCATTTATTGCTCTTTTTATTGCTTTAGTTGTACGAGCTAATAAGACACCAGCACAAGAAATAAATAAGTCTGAAACACTTTGAAGCCTAGTAGATAAAATGGATTCACTAAGAGACTTGAAAGCTGAATGTGCTGACAATTTATGAATAGCAGATAGTGCTAAATTCCTAAAGTGAATGACATGATATTGTGATTCATGGGATGCAGAAATTATAGAGCTAAGAGAAAAAGTGAATCAGCTTTCTAAGAAATCTTATGAGGGTTTAATGTAGAACAGACAAGTTCTAAAAATCCGATTCAAGAAGAATTGTATATAGAGCCTAATCCAACATTTGAAGAAATAGAAGAAGAAATCAGAGTTATAGAGAAAGTTAATGAAGCAATGAATGAAGCAGAGAATAGAGCAACTAAGAAAATAACTCATAAATGATTTGCTACATGAGATGGAAGACAGCAGATGGTACAATATGCTTATGAAATCTGAGGTATGGATTTAGTTACTTTGATAGAATGTGAGAATGGTACATGGTCACAGTATAGACAAAGCTCAGTAGTTAAAAACTGAAAGAGAGAAAAGAGCTTTTGATTCTGTCAGATCAGTCAGGTTTATCATCCTGAGATAGTAAATACAGATGAGTTTTGGAATAATTGGAGATGGCAACTAGACAAGTGTAATGAGTTAATGAATTGATGAACAGCCTTTTATGGTAGAGATAGGAAAATAAAATGAGTTAGATGCTCAACCTATGTATTAGACAGATTTATATTAGAATCTTAAAAACATGAACAAAATAACAATAGCTTTACGACTTATAGCTTTAGCCATGAGCTTGTGAATGATAGCTAGATGGTGCTATGAGATTTCAATTCCTTACTAAAAATAAAAATGGAGAAAAATCAGATTATAACCTGAGACTGTATAGATATTCTGAGTGGGGGGGAGATACTAGATAAGACCATTGATTTGATTCTTACTGATCCACCATACAAATTTGAATGACATGGTAGAGGTATGTGAGGCAAAAGAGAATATTTAATGCACTGAATGGATAAGATTTGAACTAATTTAGATACAGATATTTATACAGATGATTTCATGGAGTTATTGCTATCTAAAATGAAAGCACCAAATATGGTATTCTTCTGTAATAAAGCACAGATACTTGATATACTAGAACAAGCTAAAAAGTATAATCTGAACTTTGATATATTGGTACTATGCAAGACAGCACCTACTCCACTAACGAATAACCAACGATTACCTGATAAAGAATATGCTATACATTTACATAAACAAGCATGAGTGAAAGGGAACTATAAAACTAAAAGAACATTCCGAGTAGCACCTAACTTTAAAGACACAAGCATAGATCATCCAACAGTAAAACCTTTAGATGTTATAGAACAGATTATTCAGAATTGTACTAATGAATGAGATACTGTATTAGACTGTTATTTATGATCCTGAACAACAGCAGTAGCTTGTAAGAATACTAATAGGAACTTTATAGGAATAGAAATAAATCCTGAATATGTAGAAATAGCAAAGAATAGACTAAAGGAAGTAGATAGAATAAACCAACAGAGATTATTCTAATTTGGAGAGCCATAGCCACAGCAAGCGAAAAGTCTGACAGTCAAGAGTCCTAGATAGAGATTACTAGGGAGGTAACCAAGAAGCCTTTTCATGCTCTTGCAACTCTAACCACCTTTAGAGAATGTATAAAAATAAGAAATAAATACCGTTGTAATAGCTTGGGTAGAGGTGGCTACCCTTTAGAATCAGATTTATATATTTGATTATAAACTAATGACAGAGAAAAAAGAAATCTGAAAACTAATAGAGTTATTGAATAAGCATAGGAGAGAAAAAATAAATAAACAAAGCTGAATAACCGAATGGCATTATAATGCTTTCACTTTTAGTTTAGATAACATAAGCTGACAACAAGCAGAGTTATTGATTATTTCTAAGCAATACTGATTTATTAAATGGTTAGTAGAGAATGATAAGATAGACATAGACAAATTAGAAAAGAAAGTTCTAAAAGAAAATCTGATTAGAAAATTTGATGAGTGATTACTAATGCTACTATCAATATCAGATACACCTATTGAAGATTTAATTTCTTATTTAAGATAAAATGGAGAAAAAGAAAATAGAAAAGCTGATTAAGGAGATAAAAAAGAATAAAAATCCTGCTCTTATGCTAAATAGAGTTTTAGATATAGAAGAAATAAATTGGCTATACGAACATACTAAACCTAAGCACGAAGAATGATGGGTTAGAGAAGATGGAAAGATGGTATATTATTGACCTAATGGAGAAAGATATTAGATTTTATATTATTTACCTATGGAGAGGATGGAAAAGAAAGAAAAAAAATCTGAATTAGAACAGATTAAAGAGTTAGAAGAAAGAGTAGATAAATTAGAGAGAGTTATAATTAGAATTTTATATAAACAAGAACTATTTGATGGAAAGATTTTTAAAAAAGATAGCACCACAAAGGATGCTACCTAAT